GCAGATGCGCGCCGTGTACTCGAGCGCCGTGTAAGACTTGTACGTGACGTTGCCGTCATCGTCCGTGCCGCTCGCGACTTTGATGCCCGAGCTCGTGAAATTCACGATGCCCTCGTTGTCGGCAGCTTGGTTCGCAAGGACGGCCTTGAACGTCTTGCGCTTGTTCTGGCGCTGGCTCTTGATCCAGCTTGCGAGGTCTTCCTGCTCCTGCACGGTCGCGGTCGGCGCGCAAAGCCAATTCCACTTGATGCCTTCAAGAAGCTTCAGGACGTCGGCCTGCGTGTTCATGTCCTCGGTCGTCGTTGCACCGCCTTCGCCCGTCGTTTCCTTCGGCTTGACCGTGTCAAGCGGCAGCGTGTAGACGAGGATGCGCAGAGGCGTGCCAAGCAGGCACTTCTTGATGAGGTCGACGTTCGCGTCCGTCAGCCCCGCCTCGGGGATGTCGCCGACGTCGTTGATGCGGTACTGCTTGATGGTATTTGTTTCTTCATTTTTGAGAATCATCGCGACGATGCCGCGCGCGCTGCGCTTAATCGCCGTGGTGCCCTTTGTCTTGAAGTCGATGATGACCTGTGGCAGGCCAAAGACTTCAGCTTCGTTTGCCATTTATTCGTCCTCCTTGTCCGTTTTGTATTTGTCATAGATGGATGTATCTTCTTTTCCTGTCTTGTTGATGAAAAGGCCGAGCTTCTTCATGAGCTCCGCCTGGATGCGATGCGCTTCCGTATCGGTCACGGCATCCGCAAACACGAGGTCGAAGCTGTAATGGAGCACGTCATCATAAAATGTCGTGCTCATATCGACGATGGTAATGTATCGGTCTTCCACTTGCAGGACGGGCGGCATCAGCGCTTCAAGCGCGTCCGCCACATCATACAAGTCGTTGCGATTGAAGTCCCCGTTATCATCCTCCCAGGGCAGGAACTGGATGTTGACCTTGATGCGCCGCTCGCGATAGGGCTCACCCCATGCGCGGGAATATGGCGTCATCTCGACGTAGAAATACGGGAAAACCGCCTTGTCCACGTTGTCGAAATACACGCACACCGCGTCCGGCGAATGCTCCTTGAAATAGGCATGCAGCTGTTCGTCCGTCTGGACGATAGCTTTGATTTTCTGGATCAGCGCCTTTTTGATGGCGCGCAGCTTAAGCATCGAAAAGCGACGCGAGAATCTGCTCCGCGTCCTCCTGGAACTGGTCTGCCGATTCGTCAAGCGCCGTCTGGAGCATGTGCTTGCCTGGAACGAACGGCTGCTTGAGCCGCTTTCCTAGCTTTGGCACGTACTGGCCGACTTTCTGCCGGTGCCCCCACTCGACATCAAGGCCGTAATACTCGGTCTTATCGCCGGAGTCGCGCTTGGCGTCGTTGTAGATTTCTACCTCACCGCCAGACGGAGCCGTTCGATGCCAGGAGCGAAGAAGCAGTCCGGTATCGCTCGGCGTGTTGTTCTTTGCACGCTCCATCGTCTTTTCCGCTTCTTGCATGAGAAACTTGTCACGTTTCTCCGGCATCTCCTGTGCTATCCTGTTGAGCCTGTTTTCCAGCTCGTCGAATCCCGACAGAATCATTCGATTCACCCGCTTTCTGTGCCTGTATCTCCTGATGCGTCGGATACAGAAACGCCTTGCCCGCACGAAGCCGCCAAAGCTCCCCCTGATGCGTGACCATCAAAACATCGTTTGGCCGGATGTCGATGGCAGGATCGCAGCAGAGTCGCAGGTCATTCGAGAGAACGAAGGCGCGGTCCTCTTGGTGGCTGGCCAGCATCTTGCCGTACTGCGACAGCTTGCACGGAACATCCGTGTAAACGTCCCCCAGCTTGGAACATGCAGCGCCCTCGTCATCAAAGGTAGTCGTCTGTCTGCGAACAGTCACACGGTCTTGATACATGACGCTTCGGAGCAGTCCTTTGAGGCTCATGCATGGCTCACCACCCTGCGATACAGGTTGAGCTTTGGTTTGATGGCGTCAAACGAAAGGTCGCTGAGCACGGCCGTTGCATTGACGTTGTTCACCGCGAAGCGGAACTCCGTATCGTCCATTTTGATGTCGCTCAATGGGCCCGGCGCAGAAAAGCCGAGCTCGCTGTCCTCTCCTGCGCTCTCGTCTGCCAGCCGTTTCCGCACGAGGTCGGTCACGGTGTAGACGAGCGCATCCGGGAAATCGTCCCTGTGGCAGTAGTCGAGGATGTCCGCGACGAGCTTTTCGACTGCGAACGTCAGCAGGTTCTCGTCAGGAGCTTTTTCTCCTGCGAGCAGCTTGACTTTTTCCACGACTGCCTGCGTCGCTTCCTCCTTCGTCATCGCTCTCCGCCTCCTTTGCAGACTCCGCCTTCGGCTTGTAGCCCTGTGCCGCGTAAATCACGCGGTATGCAAGGTCTGTCGCCTCGATGATGCGGCCGTCCTTCTCATAGAGGTTCCACATGCTTCATGCCTCCTCAGGCCGTTGTTTTCGGCGTCAGCACCGCAAATGCATTCTCCTTGACCGGCAGGAAGCCGAGGCGCATCGTCGCCTTGATGGCCACCATGTCATTTTCAGCGAGGGAGAGCGGCTTATCATCTGCCATCGTGACGGTCTGGAGCGTTGCTTCGCGGAGCACCTCGTACTGAATCTGGTCGCGGATGCCGACGAGGCTGTAGCTCCAGTTGCCCGCGATGGCTTCCGCCTTTGTGTTGTCCCACGAGCTCGTGCGGCAGAATTCAATCGGCTGCGAGTAAAGCGTCGTGCTGTCGACGCCCGTCACGAAGAGCTGGTTGCCGTTGCTGTCACGGAGCTTGCGCAGGCTGTTCTTGAGCTGGTAGCCAGCGACGAAGCCGTTGACGTCGAGGCCTTCGTTTTCGACGAGCGCCATGACATCGGAAATGTCGAGGTCGAGCTTTGCGTTCGTTCCTTCTTTGACTGCACGGGATGCAGCGTTCGCCACACCGTAGATGCTCTTCGCGAACGGGCTGTTAGTGCCGAACAGGCACGCCGCGTCGATGGCCTTGTAGAATGCCTCAGCGATGTACGGGCGCACCGTCGCGAAGACGTCGATGGTCGTATCGTTGAGCTTCTCTTTCGAAACCGGGATGATGACGCCGATCTTCTTGGCCGTGAGCTCTGGGAAAATCCATTTCGCGACGGACGTCTGAATGCGCTCCGTCTCACCAACCCAGTAAGCGCCCGGGCCCGATACCATGACCGGGACTTTCAACGTCTCGCTCGCCATCGGCTGCACCTTCGACAAGCGCAGGATGGACGAGCCGCGCGTAACATCCGTGATGATGTCTGCCGCCGTCGGCGTCGGGACGAAACCCTGAAGATTGTCTTTCAAAAACTTGCTGTCATCTGCCATTTTTGTTGTCCTCCTTAACGTTTGACCTGATTGTCATAGATGGCCTTGAAAAATGCGCTCCGGCTCGGCTTGCCGCCGGTCGGCGAACCCTCCGCACCGGCCTTCGGGGCCTTGCCCTTCAGCCGTTCGTTGACTGCATTCTCGATGGCCTTTTTATAATGCTTCTCGAACGACTTGATGCGTTCGAGCGTGCTGTCGTTGTCGTCTGCGACGAGGAAGTCCATGAACTCGACAGGAATCTTCCGGTCGGAAAGCACCTTGACCATTTCAAGCTTGAGCTCCTTGCGCTGGAGCTCTTTTTCCCGCTCTTCGAGCTGCTTCTTGTTCGCCTCATACTCGGCGGCCTTGCGCTCGTCATCGGAGAGCTTCGAAAGGCGCTCCTGCTCTTTTTTAGCGGCCTCCTGCTTCTTGGTGTAATCCTTGACGAACTTCTCATTCGCAGCCTTGACGGCCTTCGCGATGCGCGCGTCGATGTCTTCCTCGGCGGGCTTGTCCTCCGCTTTGTTTTCGGACGCGGCATCCGGCTTCGCGGCATCGGCCTTGCCCTCGGACGTTCCTGCTTCGGTGCCAGATGCACCTGCATCCGCGCCAGCGCCGTCAGCGAACCGCTGGAGGCAGAACGCGAACGGATGCGGCCCGTAGATGCGGGCCTCGTTCATGTATTTCGGCATGTTGTGATTCCTCCTTTGAAATTTTACCCACAAGAAAAGCGCTTTGCATTGTCGCAAGGCGCTTTTGCTTTATCAACCATCAGAAATTTACGCTCGGATCGTTAATGCGTTTCCAGTCTTCTTCGTCGAAGAAAAGCTCGTCATACGGCTTTCCCTCTTTCAGACAGGTCTTGATTGCTCCTACGAGGTCCTGCCCGTTCAATCGCTCGATGAACCAAGGAAAGTTGCAATGGAATGTTTCTACATACTTACGGAGTAATTCGTCCAATTCATTCATTTCATATCCTCCCTTGCAAGTTCTTTCAGCATTTCTTTGAAAACGTCATAAGCCGATGGGAAATACTTCTTTATGAGCTCAAGGCTTTTCTGATTTGCAACTGTGGAATCAAAAAACTCGGCGAAAGCTTCTGTCGAAAGGCCATCTTCAACTTTTATGAGATTCCCTTCGGAATCAGCTATCTGGAATGTTCTCTTTTTCCAATAATTTTTTTCGGCGGGGATATGGCCGATGCCGCAATAGATTTTTCCATTTGTGGCACCCTCGCAAATATCGGAAACATTTCCGTATACCTTCTTATCTCCGCTTTTTATGATTTCATTCGCAACGTACTTGTAGGCAAACTTCTTTGACCATTTCTCCTGGGCTCCATATTCCCGGGAGAAGTTGATACACCCGTTTTTCAAAAGCCATTCACGGGCGGCGCTTTCGCCGAGCTTGAACTGCTTTTCAAATTCAGGCTTCAACTTCTTTGCAACGGCCTTCACGCGATCATCCACGTCCTTGTGAATTGCTTTTGCGAATGCTCCATCCTTGAATTTCGTCGAGAAGTGTATTCCTGTTAGCCCTGCAAGAGAGTCAATCGCGTGGCCGGACTCATGAAATAACGTCTGATATGGTTCCGAAATATTACTTCCCTGAGATACGTAATCGATGTTTAGCGTTATTCGATTACCACATGCAAAGGCCTGCTGCTTCTTGTAAAAATGAACATCATCAATTCGTATGTGCTCCTCGTTAGAATTCCAAACGACTTTTGCATCATCGTCCGGGCAACTATCGAGGATTTTCATGGCCGAATCATAATGCTGCTTGCCAACCGCCATCGCAAGGTCGCATGAGTAGTTTCCGCCTATCTTTATTATACCATTTTCATGCTCATTCTGCCATTCCGAAAGCGTCTTTTTCTTAGCGATGAACACGTCATCAAAATCTTGGTATGTCATCGCCGCCGGAACACGCACACTCTTGCCCGTCTCCGTGTCTCGCGCCATCCGCGAGCCCTTCCGGCTGTCCTTGCCCTCGCCGAAGCTGGCGGCGATGGTACTGCGGCATCGCACATGGAGCGGCGGCTGATTGTAGCCGACATCGGCATCGTCGACGGAGTAGATTTGACCGTCATGCTCGCGGCAGATGACCGTCGTTCTTGTGTCGAGGACGGCGATGAAGCGGAAATACTTCATGCCGGCATCCTTGATGCTCGCGAGCGCCGCTTCGTTCTGGACGTAGTTGAGCTCCGTCTGGACAAGACGCTCGGCGCTCTTGAGGCCATAGCCGTTTCGGAGGTATGGAGCCACCTGCTTCGCCATCTCCTGCACGTCTGCTCCGCGATGGACGGCGTCCGTCATGACCTGCTCCAGCTTCTTGCCGAGCTTCGCCGTGTTCTTCCAGACACGCTGGCTGTAGTTCTTACCCGACCAATGCGCCCGCAGGACATCTTCGACCTTCTTGTCGCTCACAGCGTGGACGGCAGGAAGGAGTTTCCCCGCGTGCCCGATCTCGAATAACCCACGATAGTAGTTGTCCTTGTACGCATCCGTGAGGAAACTGCGCATACGGTCGCTGACATCTCGGCCGAGCTTGTCGAGCTCCATGAGCGTTTCGCCATAGAGCTTGTCGAGCGGAGAGATACGGCTGCGCATGGCGAGCGTATTGAGCTCGCGCAGAAGGCCCTTGTCGCCGGTCTTTTCAATCTCGGCGAGGTAGTCCTCCATGCTCTTGCGCCAGACGCGATACTTCTGCCCACGCAGGAGCCTCCTGGCCTGCTGCATGGTCATACCGTTTTCGTCGGCAAACTGCGCGTAAAAAGCCGCGATGCTCTTGTGGATTTCATAGAGCGCTTTCTCGTACTGGTCGGCGAGCTCCTTCTTGACAAGTTCCTCGCTTTTCTCATGCCAGTAGGCTTCGCACTCCCGCGCGCGCTTCTTCCAGTAGGCTTCGCTCGTCATGGCTTACGCCTCCTGCGATGCATTCAGACTTCCGGCATCCGCGGCCTTCGTCCCGAAGTCCTCATAGCCGCTTCCCGCTTCTTCCTCCTGCTCCTTCCGTAGCTCATCGAGCTCTTCCGCGGGATCCGTGACGAACGGCAAGAGCGAGAGCAGACGTTTCTGGGAGACAAGGCCGGAGAGCTCACGCACAATCTGCGCCTGCTCGGTGCTGTTGGCCGGAATGTTGGCCGTGAACGTGATCTCGATGTCGCGGAAGTCGATGTCGGCGACGCTCTTGAGCTTCAGCATGCCGCCGATGAGCTCAATGCGCCGCTGCAAGCCCTTTTTGAACCATCGTTCCTTGTGACTGCGAATCTGCTCGAGCCCGATGAGCTTGTACTTGATGGCGATGCCAGAGACATTTCCGGCAAATGATTCGTCACTCATGTCTGGCACGCTCGAAAACTTGTGAATGTCCTTT